TAACAATTACATTACCAGCTTCTGCTGCGACAGGAGATGAAGTGACTATCATAGATGGTGGTAACTTTTTTGCATCTAACAATCTTACAGTAAATAGAAATAGTCACAAAATAAATGCGGGAACTTCTAATTTAGTTTTAAATGTCAACGGTCAATCAGTAACACTTCTTTATGTTAACGCAACTGTTGGCTGGGTATTAAAGTCAACTAACCAGTAGGAGCGTTTGATATGGCTCTTATAGACTATAGTTTCAAACCTGGAATAGATAAACAGGATACAACATCTGGCGCAGAACAGCGTTGGGTAGATTCTGACAATGTCAGATTCAGATACGGTCTACCAGAAAAAGTTGGTGGTTGGTCTTCTTTAGTTTCAGACACAATAGTTGGTGCAGTTAGAAAACAACACTCTTTTGTAGATTTAGATGGTAATAGATATGTTGCATTAGGTTCAGATAAATTTTTACTTATATATTTTGAAGGACAACTTCACGATGTTACACCAGTAAAAGCTACTGTATCTTCTGTTGGAATGTCTTGTTCAGATGCAACACAAGAAGTACAATTAACTTTTTCATCAGCACATAATTTAGAATCAGGTGATATTATTTTATTAGATAATGTAACGGTGCCGACAAGTGTTGGTCTAACAAACGCTGCTTTTGAAGATAAATTGTTTCAAGTAACAAGAGTTACATCTTCTTTAATTGCAATTGTTACAGGAACACAGACCACAACAGGTGCTGGATCAGGTGGATCTTGTGATGTTATACCATATGAAAAAGTTGGCCCTGCAGCACAATCTTATGGATATGGTTTTGGTATTGGTAACTTTGGAGGAACAGTATCTGGGGTTGCAACGACAACTTTAAATGGTGCACTTAACGCAGACACTGCTGGTACAGGAGGATCTGGTACAGCGATAACTTTAACATCAGTTACAGGTTTTCCAACAGGTGGTGGAATTATAGCTGTAGACAATGAGTTAATAACTTATACTGGAATAAGTTCTAATGATTTAACAGGTATTACTAGAGGTACAAATGGCACAGCAACAGCCGGCACATCAAACGGACAAGCACATAGCAACGGTGCAACAGTTACAAATGCTACAAACTTTTCTGGATTTGGTAGCGCAGTAAATGCATCGACAGTAGTGCTAGAACCAGGTCTTTGGAGTTTAGATAACTTTGGACAGGTGTTGATTGCAACCATTGCAAATGGTAAAACATTTACATGGAACGCAGGAGCTGCAACACCATTAACCACAAGGGCATCAACTACAACATCTGGTTTTGCAACAGGTAATAATCCAACTGCATCAAGAGTTACGTTGATATCACCTACAACTAGACACTTAATTCATCTTGGAACAGAGACAACTATTGGTGATACAACTACACAAGATGATATGTTTATAAGATTTTCGGATCAAGAGGATATTAACACTTATGCTCCGTCTGCAACAAATTCAGCGGGAACATTAAGAATTCAAGATGGTACAAAAATAATTGGAGCTATAAAAGCAAAAGAAGTTATTTTAATATTTACAGATAATGCTTTGTATACCATGAAATTTATAGGAGCTCCCTTTACGTTCCAATTAGATCAAGTTGGAACAAACTGTGGTTTGATAGGTAAGAATGCAGTTGTTGAAATAGATGGGGCCGCATTCTGGTTAAGTCAAAAAGGTTTCTTTTTATTTGATGGTACAGTTAAATCTATACCGTGCACTGTGGAAGATTTTGTTTTTGATAATTTTGATACTACAAAAGGTCAACAAGTTGCTGCAGGGTTGAATAATTTATTTACAGAGATAACTTGGTATTATCCATCTTCAGGTTCAACTTTTAATGATAAATATGTTGTATTTAATTATGGAGAGTCTACTGGTGTTCCGGGTGGTGTTTGGTATACAGGAACAGAAGCAAGAACTAGTTGGATGGATGCAACTATATATCCAACACCATATGCTACAAAATATAGTAGCACTGCTGATGGGACTTTTCCTGTTGTTATAGGTCAAGATGGTTTAGGACAAACAAAATATTTTGAGCATGAGGTTGGCACTGATCAAGTTAACGAAGATGGCTCAACAACTACAGTGGCTTCATTTATAAAATCTTTTGACATAGATTTAGAGCAAAAACAAAGAGATGCCAGAGGCAGATCATCTGGTCCAAAGATAGCAGGTGAAGTATTTTTAGCCATGAGAAGATTTGTGCCTGATTTTAAAAACTTACAAGGTAATGCTAAAATAAGTTTAGCTGTAAAAAGATATCCACAACAGTCTGATTCTACAACTACTTTAAGTCCTTTTACTGTTACATCATCAACAGATAAAAAAGATACTAGAGCCAGAGGTAGATTTGTAAATGTTAAAATAGAAAATGATGCATCTAATGAGTCTTGGAGATTTGGTACACTAAGATTAGATATACAACCGGACGGTAGAAGATAATGGCAAAGATAAATATTAGAATACCAGAACCAAAAGAAGATTATGATTTTTCTAACCAAAAGCAAATAAATAGAGCTTTAACTATTATGAAAGATCAACTAAACTCAACTTTTTTAGATGAATTAAAACAGGAGCAAGAGAGATTCTCTTGGTTTGTAAGTGGCTAATATATATAAAAATGAATTAGTGGATTTAACTACTACAGATAACACTGTAATTTATACTACACCAGCAAGTTCTAGAGCTATAATAAAAAGTATACTAGTATCAGAGGATGCTGGGTCAGGAACTACAATAACTTTCACTATAACAAACGCTGCTTCTGCAATATTTAATTTATTTAAAGACAAAGCTATAGCCTCAAAAGCAACAACTGAGCTGTTAACTCACCCTTTAATTTTAGAAGAAAATGAGGTATTAAAAGCACAAGCAGCTGATGCAAATGAATTACACGTAATTGCATCTATATTGGAGATAAATAGAGACTAATGCCATTCATAGAAACAGAAGCTAAAAAAGAAATAAAAGAAATTAACGGTAAACCTACTGTGGTTCTTACACCAGAATGTGAGGTTACTTTAAAAAATTTAAAAACGGGTCAAGAATATATGTCGGATGCAGAGGCAGATAATGATGTAAATAACCCAGATACGGACACTAAAAGAGAGGATATCTCTAGAAGTGTAAAATTAACTGTAGAGTCTTTACCACTTGGAGGAGACTCAAAAATATAATAAGATGGTACGATGGCAATAACTAGAGCACAACAAGTAAGACAGATGTTAAAAAAAGGTAGTAAGAAACCTGTAGAACAAGCAGGTGTTATGAATTTTATGCCATCTGAAATGGTGACTGTGCCTAAGATAGCTAAATCATCACCAAATACACCAACGGCAAAGTTAGCTTACATCACACCTGAAGAGCAGGATATACTTGTAGATTTAAATTTATATGGATCATTAGATGGTAAACCAAACAGAGGACCTGGTGGTATACCTTCTTTAGAAGGTGACTTTGGAACTCCTGGTGGATTTGTAGGAGGTGGTGGAGGCCGACAAGATAATGATGTATCAGGAAGAAGAGATACAGGAACAGGAGATTATAGAGATAGTACAAGAGCAGATGATGTAGCAGCTAGAAAAGAATATGAGGTAAACAGAAAAAAAAGAGAGGCGGAAGAGAAAAAAAAGAGAGATAAAGAAGCTGAAAAAAAAGCTAGAAAAGAAGTAAGAGATTTTTTAAGAGATGCTAAGAAAAGAGATAAGAAAAAAAGAGATACAAGAATTCAACAAATATTAAAAGGTACTTATCAACCAACTCTCTCTGAACAAAGACGATTGAAAGATTTAGAGGTTTTAGGTTTTAAAGATCCACAAGATACAACTTTTGATAACATAAAAGATATCCTCGGTTTACAAGAAGATATTTTAGGTCTTGCAGAGGAAAAGGATGATACCTTATCTGGTGTAGATCTTAGAACCTTTCAAGATAGATTTGAATTACCAGAAACAGGAGTATTGTCTTTAGACGCTGCTCTAAGTTTATTAGGTGGACCTTTAAAAGCAGGTTCTAAAAAAACAAGAACTTTTTTTACTGAGCCTACAAAAAATATTTTTGGTAAAACAAGAAAAAGTGTTCTTGAAGCAGGTAAATTAAGATACAAAGGACAAGTAGTAACACCAGAAGCTTTCGCACAATTTACACCTTTAGAAAAAGAAGAAATATATAGAGACTATATGGCCAACAGATTAGAAGGTAAAACTGATGCATATGGAAATCTTGCATCTGGTTTCATGAGGGATGCACAAGGTAATATAATTAGCACTGGCAATGATGGAAGAGACAATGAAGTTTTACCAATAGTTAATCAAGCTCAAGCAGCTGCACCTACACCTACTGTAGACCCAACAATGTTTAGATTCTTGAACCGTGGTGGTATGGTCGAGGACGCACCTATAGGAGCAGGGATCATGGACCTTGAAGCAGCAAGACAGATGATGTTCTTAGGTGGTATAGCAAAAGGTATTAAAAAAGGTTTAAAGGGCGTAACGAGAGCTGCTAAGAAAGTATTTAAATCACCGTTTGGTAAAGCTGCATTATTAGCTGCACCATTTGTAATGGGTGGCGGTGGTGGTGGACTGCTTTCGGGATTAAAAGGTAAACTCCTTGGTTTAAGAGGTGTAGAGGAGTTTGGTGGTAAAGCAGGATTACTAAAAGATTTAGGATTAATCAAAGGTGGTTTTGGAGATTTTGGTGGTTTGACAGCCGGTGGTATTGGAAGTTTGTTTGGTATAACCTCATTATTAGCTGCTTTACAAAAACCAAAAGAAGATGAAAATTTTGATTTAGAAAGTTATTATGAAAAAGAAGGTTTATCAGATTTTTTAGCTAATCTTGGTCAGAGAAATAGATTTTTAGCAGAAGGTGGTAAGGCAGAACCTGTAGCTAAAAAGACTATGCCTCTATTAGATCTAGATGGTCAAGAGATGGATTTTAGAGCTGAAGGTGGCTTTGTACCTATTGGACGTATGGAGAAAGCAGATGATGTCCCTGCAAGACTAAGCAAGAATGAATTTGTATTTACAGCAGAAGCTGTCAGAAATGCAGGAGATGGCGATGTGGACAAAGGTGCAGAAGTTATGTATAATACGATGAAAAACCTCGAGGCCGGAGGTACAATGTCTGAAGAATCGCAAGGCCAAGATGGCGCTAGAGAAATGTTTCAAACAGCACAAAGATTAGAAGGAGTAATGTAGTGACAACGGAAACTCAGATATCGAGACCAGCACCCTTTGTAGAAGATATAGGTAAAGATTTATCGAAACAGGTATTGGCGCAAACAACAGTACCGGTCGTAACAACAGGTTTAGCTGGACTTGGTACAATGGCTCAACCAACAAAACAAGCGTTTGAGACAGCAGAACAATTTAAAACAAGACAAGGTTTATTTCAAGCTCAACAAAGAGCGGCATTAGGTTTTGAACAAAGACAACAAGCATTATCAGGACTTGCACCACAAGTTGCAGGTTTAGATCCATTACAACAACAAGCACAAAGATTAGGTCAAGCTGGTATTGGATCATTTCAACCATTTTTAACACAAGCACAACAATTATCTGGTGCAGGCGCAGGAACAGGACCAGCTTCTGTTCAAGCATTTATGTCACCATATCAAAAACAAGTTATCGATGAAAGTTTATCAGAGTTTGATAGACAAGCAGCGATTAACAGACAACAGATTAGAGATCAAGCAGTAAGAGCGGGCGCATTTGGTGGAGGAAGAGAAGGAGTTCAATTGGCAGAACAAGGAGCAAGAACAGCAGAAGCTAGAGGTAGGTTGCAAGCAGGATTATTATCCGATGCGTTTAGAGATGCTGTAGGAAGAAGACAACAAGCAGCGGCAGATCAATTAACATTTGCACAAGCTTTACCACAATTACAAAGACAAGATGTTGCAACACTTGGTGGACTTGGATCATTGAACCAAGCATTAGCTCAAGCTAGATTAGATGCTACAAGAGAAGCAACAAGACAGGCTGCATTCCAACCACAAGAACAAGTAGATAGATTTGCTGATATCGTAACAGGGATCATGGGTGGTATGAGAGGCACAGGCACAACTGTATCTAATGTTCCTAACCCAACACCACTACAATCTGCGTTAGGAGCTGCAGCAACAGGATTTGGAATATATAAGGCATTAACATAATGAACAGAGTTTTAAAAAGACCAATGTTTAGAATGGGCGGTTCTACAGGAACTGGTATTACGTCTGGTTTACCAAGAGCTAGTTATGCAGAAGGACCTGGACCTGAAGGAGTAAAGTCCACAATTGAAAGATTACAAGAGGCTGCTGGACCTGCAAGAGAGTTTGGAATAGAAGATTTTTTAATACCGTTTGGATTAAATCTTGCATCCGCAACACCAAGAGGTAATTTACTTGCTACCGCAGCTGGCGCAGCAAAAGAACCCGCAGCTGATCTTATGGCAATGAAAAGAGCTGAAGATGATTTTCAAAGAAAATTAAGATTAGAGGCAGCTGGAATAGATATTGATGCAGAGAAAAAAGCAAAAGCTGCTGCACAAGCACAACAATTTGATTTAGATAAAATGGCTCTAGGTCAAAAATTTGATTTAGAGACCATGACAATAGAACAAGCTAATGCATTAGAGAGAATAGGTTTAAAAGGTGCTGTTGATATGGATCTATTAAAAGAGAGAGACAAATTAGAAAAAGAAAATATTGAGCTACAAGGTAAAATAGGCAGTGAACAAATTATCTTAAAAAATAAAGAGAAGATAAAAGCAATTGAATTTGAAATAAAAGAAAAATCTAAATACCCAGAAATATTTGGTAAATCAGATTCTGCTTTTGCTGTTCAAACACCAGAGGCTGTTAAAGGTAAGTATATGGATTCTTTCATATCACAAGGCGGTATATTTGAAGATAAGTCTATTGAATTATCAAATGCATATTACAATGTTCTCAATAATCCAAATGTTGATCAAGCAACTAAAAATAATTTTAAAGACCTAACATACACATCTAAATACGATAGTAGAACAAAACAAACAATCTATACACCAAATCTTGGAGCTGTCTCAGTTGGTGCCATAGTTTATGATGCTACAAAAGGTATATATGTTCAAAGAGTTCAAAAAAGCGATGACCCTAGAAAAGATTTTATAGCTTTAGATTACACTACTTTGAAACCTTTAGAAACAGGGGAGTAGTCCCATGGCTTTTGTTAATCCGTACGCAAACGACATTCTTTCTCAAGAAGAAGATAAAGGTAAAGAGGAAAAGAAAAAGAAAGATCAAGACTCTGGTGTAGATACAGGTCCTTATTCTAGCATAGATTATTTAGAATTAGATTCACCATCAGCTGAAAAAAATAATGAGGTATCTGGTTTAACTGCATTTGGTGCAGGAGTAGCTTCAGGTCTAATAAAAACTGTTGAAGGAGTTGTGTCTTTAGGTGCAGAGCTCATTGACCTTGGAGCTGATACAGATACTGCTGCACAAGTAGATGCATTTTTTGATAAATTAAATCCTTTCGAAGAAATAGCTGAAGAAAGAGCGGTAGGTAGACTTACAGAGGCATTAGTTCAAATAGGTATACCAGGCGCTGCAGGAGCTAAACTTGCAACAACTTTAGCAACTAAAGCTATACAAGCAAAAAAAGCAGGTAAGCTTGTAAGTCTAAAATCACCAAATGTTAAAAAGGGTGTAGATAAAGCTAAACAATTAAATAAATTATCTAAAAAACAAAGGTTCGCAGCTGTTGTTTTTGGTGGTGCAGGTGGAGAAACTTTAGTTGCAGACGTAGAAAAAATTGGAACTATTGGTGATTTGTTTGAAGACTCACAACCATTACCAAAAGTTTTTGAGCCATTATCTGTAACTGCATTAGATAGATTTGAAAGAGAAGGTGGTAGAGATGATGCTGCTAGAAGTTTAATGAACAGATTTAAATTTGGAGCAGAGTCTGTTTTTCTAACACCTTTTGTATACGGAACAGGTCTTGCAGCAAAAGCACTTGCAAAAAGAGGTAAAGAGCTAGCATATGACAATTCAAGACTTGCACAAGGTTTAGATAAATTTGCATCAGCATTTAGATTTAGAGGTAGAAAACCTATAGAAGTTGCAGAGGCAAAGAAAACTCAAAAAGCAAGAGAGATGAGAGATGTAAACTTTGCAGAAGAAAAAGTTGCAAGAATAGATCAAGAGGTGGATAAAGTTTTTCCAGAGTTTAGAAAAGTATTTAATGCATCATCTGTAAAAGAAAGAAAAAATTTTTTACAAACTTTAGATGACACTTTATTTACTGGAGACTTAAATAAAGCAGCTGTTGATCAAAAATTAGCAAAAGAAGTTTTAAAGATTACACAAAAAAGACTTGGCAAAGACGAAGGTAAAGTTGTTGCAGATAATATACTAACACAAATAACAAAAACTAGAGCTGAGTTTGCAGATTTATTAAACATAACTGCGGGAGGACCTGGAGCAAAAGTAGACCTACCACCAGGTGTTGCAAAAGACTTGCGTAAAATTATGGGTAATAGAGTTAAAAATTATATTGGTAATACTTTTGAAATATTTGAAAATACAGATGCTGGTTTCTTTCAAAAATATAAACCAACAAAAGGTGCTGTAGATAGAGTTGCAAAAATATTTATGAGGTATGCAGCAAAAAATGACAATCCTATTACAATGCCAGAAGCTGAAAGTATGGTTAATGATATTATATCTCAAGTTAGAAAAATGGACCCTAAAAAAGATACCTTACCTACGTTCGCATATCAAAATTTATCTAAATCAGCTGACGATGCGTTTGCTTTAAAAACTTTTTCACAAACTTTAGAAAAAAGTTTACCAGGTGGTAAAAAAGAAATACAAGTTATAGGTAAAGGTAGTAAAGCTTTTAGAGAATTGTTTGGTGAGATTAATGATGTTAGACACTCTATTTTTGAAGGAATGAATAGACTGTCTGTAGTAGCTAGAAAAAATCAACTATTTGATGAAATATTAGATGCAGATGATGCTATGAAAGCTGTAGCAAAAGCAGATACACCTTTAGGTCAACGAGGTTTTTTTCATTCAACACCACTTGCTGCAAGAAGAGCGTTTGGTCCTAATCCTGAAATAGTTAAGATGGACGATTATGTAAAAGAATATTTTAAAGATGGTGTGTTAGTAAACAGATTATCTAACACTTATACCACAAGAGAAATAGCAGAAAGTTTTACAAACGTATCTAAAGTTCAAGATTTTATGAGAGGTGAAACTGGTGGTGCTCTAGGTAAAAGTTTCTCTTGGGCTTGGCGTAATTTATTATTAACACCAAAAGCTGGTGCACAATATGCAAAAACAATTTTATCTGTACCAACACACATTAGAAACTTTTTAAGTTCTAGTGCATTCTCACTTGCAAATGGTGTTGTATTCACAAGTCCTAGAGTTTTTAAACAAGCTATGGATCAAGCTTTTGGCACAGTACAAGTTGGTGGACCAAGAAAAGAATTATCACAAGAACGATATAGAAAATATTTAGAATTAGGTATTGTTAATACTAATGTAAGGCTTGGTGATCTACGTAATCTAATGAAAGATGTTAAATTTGGTGAAGGAAACTTTGCAACTGACAGTATTTTATTTCCGATGATTAACTCACTTGGTAAAAAAGCAGGTAGAACCGTTAAAAAGGCAGGTAAATTCATGCAAGATTTATATGTTGCAGAGGACGATATATGGAAAATTATTAATTTTGAAGTTCAGATGGTTCAAAGAGCAGATGCATTAAGAAAAGCAGGTATAAATATATCACAAGAAGCTTTAGAAAAACAAGTTGCTGGTATAGTTCAGGATACTGTTCCTAACTATGCAAAAGTAGGAGAGTTTGTAAGAGCTGCTAGAGTATCACCATTTGGTAACTTTATGTCTTGGCCATCAGAAGTATTTAGAACAGGATATGGTATATTTAAACAGATTGTAGATGACATAAAAGATCCGGTTACTGGAAGTGTAAACTATTTTAAAAGCACCAACCCTATGAAAGGTTTAGGTTTAAAAAGAGCAACTGGTATGGTTTTAAGTATGGGTGCTATACCATATGGTTTAATAGAAGGATCAAAAGCAATATTTGGTATATCTAATGAAGAGGCAGATGCAGGTAATGACTTTGTTGCACCATGGGCAAAAGACTCACAAAAAATTTATTTTAGAGATCCAGATACAGATGAAATATTTTACATGGATTGGTCTAAAAACAATGTCTATGATACACTAACCAGACCTTTTCAAACAGTTTTAAGAAATATACAAGAAGGTATAGAGGATGAAGAAATTTTAGTTAAAGGTTTCATTCAAGGTATATCAGATGCTGCTGCACAAACAGCATCACCATTTATATCTGAATCTATTTATACAGAGGCTTTCATGGATATCTGGGGTAGAGAGGGTAGAACAAGAGATGGAAGACAACTATATACAGATGCTACACCTGGACCAGAAAAAGTTGCAATCATAATGCAGCACTTATCAAAAACATTATTACCAACAACTGCTCCGTTTGAAAGATCAATAAAAGCAATAACAGAGGAGCCAGGTAAAGGTGGTGAACTTTATGAAATACCTTACGAGCTTGCAGGTATATTTGGTTTTAGAGCGATTAAATTAGATCCTGAAAGATCTCTTGGTTTTAAAGTATTTGAATATCAAAGAGATATATCAGAGGCTAGAAAATTATTTACTAGAGAAATAGATGTTACAGAAATGAGAACACCACAAGATGTTATTAAAAGATATTTCTTGGCTAATAAAAAAACATTTGATGCAAAAAAGAAAATTTTACAATCTATAAATAATGCTAAAACAATCGGAATATCAGAAGAAGCATTAGAGGATATTTTTGAAAAAAGAGTTGGTAAACAAGAATACAAAAGATTAATAGAAGGAGAGTTTAAACCATTCTTTCCTAGTGAAGGTATTAGAGAAGTATTTGAAGAGCAAGCTAAAAAATCTGGAAAAGAAAATGTATTTTTACAAGCAGAGTCAGCGCTTGAAGCTATGGATGATGTCATGAGTAATTTTTCTTTGTACGGAAGTTTTGATTTAAAAGTGGAAGATTTCTTACCAAGTTCCGACCCTGAAGGATCATCTGCATTACCATTAAATTTACCAATGCCAAACGTAAATACGGGCACAATGACAGCGCAAAAAGATCCAAATACTAACTTGACACGAACAGAGCAAGCATTACTATCTCCAGAGGAACAAGTAATAGCAAGTAGAACATAATGCCAAACGGACCAGGAGAGAAAATTAAACCCAAAACAACAAGAGAGCATTTGCTTTCTATATATGGATATATTACAGGATTAAAAAAAGACGTTAAACATATGCACGAAGGTATTCACGATTTGGGCGGTAAGATAGATAAGATCTATTGGGTGTTATTGGGTACTGTTGGGGCAGTATCACTTCTGTTGCTAGAAAAA